TTCCTTATCAAAAATAGATATCCACTTATCTCCAATTAATAGTCTAAAAATAAAATGTATATTTTCAGATGAAACATGATTCATAAATTTAATTATCAAATTTTTAATATTGAATAATTTAAAATTTAATGACTTTACACCAGAAAATAAAACATATTTAATTGTTATATTATCAGAAAAGTCATCAATTAAATTTTTCATATCTTTAATTTCATTTAAAATTGACATATAATTTGATTCAGTTTCTTGATAGAGTCTTAAATTATTACAATATGATAAATTATTAATCATACTCATTAAGATTTCCTTAAAGAAATAAATTTGTTGATTTATCAATTCCGTTTCTTTCTTATAGAATAAGAATTTTCTTTGAAATTTTATTAGAAATTTTAATTTTTCTGGTGTTAAGTCTTCAGACATCTTAAATTAAAAGATATTTTATTTTAATTTTTATAAAGTTATTATTCGTTTATAATAATTTTATAATTATTTTAATTCTTTAGCTATTTTTAAAAAAGTTTTTTTATTAATTGTAAAATCAATAGTAATTATATCTTTCGTTTTATTTTCTAAAGCCATTTTTATTGTAATTTGGACACATTTTTCATTATCTTCTCCTTTCTTTATTTCTATATCAATTTCTGGTTGAGCAGATTTTTTAAAAGATTTTTTAGTGGCTTTTTTGGGTAAAACAATATCTTCTTCTTCGTCTTCATAGTTTTCATATAAATTATCTTCATCATCATCATAGTTTTCATATAAATCATCTTCATCATCTTCATCATCCTCATCATCTTCATCCTTCTTATTATCCTTCTTATTACGTTTTTTATCATCAGATTCTGTAGGTGATTTAATATCCCAATTAACATCTAAGTTGTCTTCAATATCAGAATCATCTTGTATAAGATGTTTTAAATTTAATTTAGAAATTTTATTTTTTTTAGACATATACTAAAAAAATGTAGAATATAATTATTTATATTTGTAATAATCAATCTATTTTACTAAGGTTACTTTTAAGAAGTGATTGACTGTACTGGAGGTAAATCTTCAGGCATTATATGAGGAAATAATTTATTGCAATATATTGCTGCTAATTTAAAATGTATCTTATCACATTTTGATGATATTTTACTAAAATCACTTAAATTAGGATTTACTTTACACCAATTATACATTAACTTTCTCATTTTATTATAAGCACAAAAATTTTCTGTTGGTAAGTTTTTAATATATTGATATATGTCTTTAATTTGTAAATATACTATTTTCTTATTTTGAATACTTTCAGTTTTCTTCTTAAAATATAAACCACGGATTCCAAATAATATATCCTTATATTCTTTTGGTAAAAATTTATAAAGAGAATCATTTATATGTTTACCAGTTTTAATATCCCATAATAATTTAAATAATTCAAATAATTCTGAAGTACATACTTTAAATAACGCATCAATAGCTCCAATAGAATCATATGATTCCTGTAAATTTAATGGATTTACTATTTTCTTTAAATTGTTATTATTTTCTGCAAAATAATCTATTAATTTATCTTTTTGATATAAATGAATTAATCCCATATACATATTTTTTTCTGAGCCAATACTTTTTGCAAATTGATAGGAAAATGTTTGAAGTTTTAATAATTTACTTTTATTTTGATTTTTATCAAATACTTTTACAATTACTCCTTCAGTTGTTGGTGGTAAAGTAAACTGATCTTTTTTATTTAAATTATCAAATGTTTCTAAACTATCTATTTTTTCTGAAATAAATATATTTGTATCTAATATATTGGTTATATCAGCTGAAATATTATCACTGTATAAATCAACTTCAGTTTGATTGTCTATATTTCTAACAAATGCTAATGCAAGTTTATTATAATCAGGGGGGCAAGTAACTAAATTTTTATTTTGATGATGAATTAATACAAAATAATAACACAAGTTTTTATTTAATTTATTTGAAAATTCATCAAAATTAGAATAACCAGACTTATTTAATACTTCCATAAACATATCATAATGAGACTTTTGTTCAACACCCCATACTGATTCTTTACTATTTAAACATCTTCTTGTTGAAACGTACCATTTATCTTTAAAGAATACTGATAATAAAGTTCCCTCGTAACATTTTGTAATTATTTGATTTTCAGATGGATTTAATAATAAATATTCCATTGCTTCTGTATTCATTAATGGTGCTTCACAACTATAAGATAATATTTGTTTAGTGTTTCTATCAATTATAATTGAGCGACATTCTCTTTCTAAATCTGTGTTATGTACATTATTATATTTATGATAAATTAAAAATAATCCTTCTTCAACATAATCTTTACTTAAAATATTTTTTTTAAATAATTCACTTCTTAATACATCTAATTCTGGGTATTTATTTAAATACTCGTTAATAAAAAAAATAGGTAGACTCATTAGATAATTAAAACAAAAAATCTTTATATCAATTTATTATTTAATAACTACTTTTTTAGATTTACTAGGAATAAAATCTCCATAACCTACAATTTTCAAGATATCATTTTGTTCATGAGAACAAATTAGAATCATCGAATTATCTTCAATACAAGACGGTTTTGATAATTTGAAATTAAGTGTATTATTTGAATTAATTTTTGTTAATTCAGACTCAGTATTAATATTACCAATTTGAAGATACATCTTATTATTTACAGCTGGTATCCAATTACCGTCAAACTTATCTGTTAGTTCTACAGTCATTGTAATATCAGAATAAACATCTGGTAGAGTTCCAACAAGACCAACAATATGTCCTGCTAAAATATCGTCTTTAGTGAAAGCAGGATCTATATCAGTTCCTATTGCAGTAAGACCACCTGGATATATAGTTTCAAAATTAGTTTTACCAGATTTTAATTCCAATATTTTTGTTTTAATAGGAGCTACCATAAAACCATCATTTGTTTTTTTCCATTGACCTGGTCGAATTTCAATTTCATCTCCAACATTTAATTTACCAGTATCCAAACTTCCACCTAATACACCACCTTTTACTTCATTCCATTGAATCCCTGGTTTATTAATATCAAATGAACGTGTCAGTTTAAAAAGTGATTTTTCGTCATGTACGTTCAAACTAGTTGAATCTACAAGAGGTGGAAATACTTCCATAATTGCTTGAATTACATTTTGTAATCCTATTTTTTTATTCATTGCAGTTGGAATAATATAAGCTGGTGTAATTTCTAATTTAAGTAAAAGTTCGTCTAATTCATCTTTTCTTTCCAAAGCTAACTTTTTAGAGACTAAATCTAATTTATTGAATAAGACAATTAGTTTTTCTAAACCAGCAATTTTAGCTGTTGCTAAATGCTGAATTAGTTGTGGTTTATTTTTAATCGGTTCTGCTGCTGAAACAACAACAATAGCACCTTTCATTAAACTTACACTACCCATCATTGTTAGAATTAATTCTTGATGTCCTGGACAATCTACAAAAGATAAATGATGTACCAGTTCTGCACCATCCATTTCTTCCGTATTTGAATCAGTAGTAGTATATTCTCCATTACTATTTAACCATACTTTCATATTTGCATAACCTGGTTTAATGGTAATATTACGAGTTTTTTCACTACTATGAGTTTGTGTTTTAATACCTGTTAATTGTAAAACTGTTGTAGATTTACCATCAGATACACTCCCTAAACATCCAATGTTAAGGATAGGTTGATTTTTCATTTGATTAGACATTTGAGTTGACATATATTGTATATTTTTTATTTTAAACATATATTATTCAATTTTTATTAGATATCAAATTTATTTTTATAGATTTAAGATAAAAATTGAATTTAAAATTATATCATTTAAATTATATTATATATGGAAAGTAATAAAGAAATTGTTATTGATAAAAAGAAAATGGTTAATGTTAAAAAAGATAAAAAAGAAACAGTTACCGATAAGAAAGAAATAGCTACCGATGAGAATGAAATAGTTATCAATAAGAAAGAAATAGTTACCGATAAGAAAGAAATAGTTATCGATAAGAAAGAAATAGTTATCGATAAGAAAGAAATAGTTAATATAAAAAAACCTAAGAAAGGAAAAAAAGATATTATCAAAGAGAAAAATATTGTTAATGAGAAAGATATTGTTAATGAGAAAGATATTGTTAATGAGAAAGATATTGTTAATGAGAAAGATATTATTAATGAGAAAGCAGATGATAATGACGTCTTAGATTCTGGTAAAAAAGAAATTATAAAAATGTTTAATGAAAACGTTAAAGGTAAACAAATAGATACAAGTAATTCTAATCAAAAACACGCTGGTAAAGAAGGACATTGGTTGGAAAAACAAATGCAAATAAAACATAATGCTAAAAATGAACCAGATTTATTTGGTTATGAAATGAAAAAACAATCAAATAAAATTACTTTTGGTGATTTTAGTGCAAGTGAATATATATTTAATTCACATAATAAAAGAGAATATATAAATAAAAAAAATAAATGGACATATGAAGAAAATAAATTAACACGCACAGAGTTCTTTCATTATTTTGGAGAAAAAAATCCTGATAAAAATAATAGATGGTCATGGTCAGGTAAGTGTGTTCCAAAATATAATAAATGGAATTATAATGGACAAATTATATTAATTGAAGATGATAATATTTGTATTTATTATTCTTATTCTAAAGATACAAGAAATAAGGAAGATGACACTTTAAAGAAACTTCCGGATTATTTAAAGAAAGACAATTTATTAATTGTTTTTTGGGAAAAAAATAAAATGAAAAATCATATAGAAAATAAATTTAATAATAAAGGTTTTTTCATATGTAAAAAAACAAATGATATTTATGATAAAATTTGTTTTGGAAAGAAATTTGATTATAAATTATTTGTTCAATATTTTAAAACTGGTGATATTATTTTTGATAGCGGTATGTATAGTACTAATACAAGAAAATATTCACAGTTTAGAGCTAATGAAAATTTTTGGAATAAATTAATTACTGAAGAATTTTAAATTTGTTTAAAAATATTTATTATATATAATCCAAGTTCTTTTGCAAATTTGCATGCGACCGCATTACCAATTTGCATAATAATATCTTTCTTTGATCCTTCAAATATATAATCATCTGGAAATGATTGAATTCTTTGTAGTTCTAATATAGTTAATCTTCTAATTTTATCGTCAGTATATTTGACTAATGCATCATAACCATCTTTCCAATATCTAGCAGGAATTGTAAAAGATGGTTTATTTAAATCTAAATATTGTGCTCCAAATCCATTTTTATTTAATTTTGCTTTTTCTTTTTTAGCTTTTATACCTTCAAGTGCTTTCTTACTTAAAAAATATGAAGCATCTATATTTTTCATAGGCAATAAAATAGTTTTAACAGGTACACGATCTTCCATTTTTTTAATAGTAGGTTCAGGTTCACTTGGTTTTATTTTTAAATCTTTTCTTATTCCAATAATAATAACACGTCTTCTATTTTGTGGAACACCAAAGTCACTTGCATATAATTTACAAATAATAATATTATAATTTTTAGTTAATAAATTAGTTATAATATCTATAACTTTTTCATTATCATTTGTTTTCATTGATAAAATACCAATAACATTTTCCATTAAAAACATTTTTGGCTTGAAAAAATTTAAATATTTTAAATATTCCATGAATAATGAATTTCTTGGATCATCTATATTTCTTCTTCCTGCCATACTAAAACCTTGACAAGGAGGTCCTCCTACAATAACATCAATAGGTAAATTATTTTTATTATATAATTTTTGAAAACTTTCAGGAGATAATTTTGTTAAATCAGCACAAATTGCTTCATGTTTAAAATTTTTCTTGTAACTATTTATAGCTTTATCCCATATATCAATACCAGCAATTATATTTAAACCAGCACTTGTTAAACCTTTAGACATACCACCACATCCACAAAATAAATCTAAAACATTAATTTTTTGTTTTGGCTTTTCATCATTAATAACTTCTTCATTATGATCTTCAATAATGATTTCTTTCTTCTTTTTCTTTGGTTTTTCATTAATAATTTCTTCATTATCATGTTCCTCAATAATGATTTCTTTATCAATAATAATTTCTTTCTTCTTTTTCTTTGGTTTTTCTTTATTAACTATGGCGTCATCATTTTCTTCAATAATACTTTCTTTTTTCTTTTTCTTTGGTTTTTCATTAATAATTTCTTCATCATTTTCTTCAATAATAATTTCTTTATCAATAATAATTTCTTTTTTCTTTTTCTTTGGTTTTTCAACAACAATTTCTTCTTCAACGGTAACTTCTTTATTTGATTTTTCAACAATAATTTCTTGTTTCTTTTTCTTTGGTTTTTCTACAACAATTTCCTGCTCAACAATTGTTTCTTTCTTTTTTTTCTTTGGTTTTTCAATTATATCTTTATTATTTTTATCAATAATATTTTCCTGTTCTTCTTTAATTAAATTTTTAACCATTTTATATATATATAATTAATATTTTAATATATTTTTAAACAATTTTTTTGTTAACTATTATAAAAATTTACTTTTATAAAAATTGAATTTAAAACAATCTTATAATTATTATTTTATATAATGGCATCATTTAATTTTGTTACAGATAAACTAACATACACTTCAGATTCAATAAGTATTAATAAATTCTCACTTAGTATTGCTGGTAAAAATCTATTTATAGACTCTCCATTAACTATTTCACCAGGTAATATTTATGGTTTAATTGGTAAAAATGGATGTGGTAAAACATCACTATTAAAACAACTTGCATTAAACAAACTTTTTTCTGATAGTAAAATTAGAGTATTATATGTTGAACAAGAATTGGAAATGGGTGAAAAGAATCCAGTAGAATTCATTTTTGAATCAAATGTTAAACTTGTTGCATTAGCTAAAGAAGTAGAAGACCTAGATAAAATTTTAGAAAATGATCTGGAAGATGAGGAATATGAAAAACTTTCTGAAAAACAGAGAGCTTTACAAACTGAATTATCCAGTTATAATAAAGAAGGAGATTTAGGTAAAATTAAATCCATTTTAAATGGTCTCGGATTTAGTAGACAATCAATGGAACAAAGTTGTCTATTATTTAGCGGTGGTTGGAGAATGAGAATCTCTTTGGCACGAGCTTTATATTTAGAACCAGATTTACTTTTACTTGATGAGCCAACAAATCATTTAGATTTGGAAGCTATTATTTGGTTGAGTAATTATATGGACACTTGGAAAGGAGTTTCTATTATAGTATCCCATAATATTGGTTTTCTAAATGATGTTTGTTCTCATATTTTAAATATTGAACATCATAAACTAGCTACTTATAAAGGTAATTATAAAATGTTCAAGTTATTATTAAAACAGAAATTAAAAGAAGAAGAAAAAGCATATGATGCTTATGAAAAGAAGTTAAAAGATTTTCGTAAAAAAGCTACTGGTAAAAATAGTGTTGATGAATATATTAAAAAGAATGTAGTACCTAAACCTGATAAATTATATGAAGTACATATTAATTTTTTACCAATTTCTCATTTTAAAAGTCATGTAATTAAAGTGGATGATGTATCATTTTCTTATGAAGACAAACTAATTCTAAAAGATGTAAATATTGGTATTGATATGAAAACTAGAGCTACTTTAGTTGGTCCTAATGGTTCAGGTAAATCAACATTTATGAAATTAATTATTGGTGAAATCAAACCACAATGTGGTTCAATTTGGATGCAAAATGGATTACGAATTGGTTATTATAACCAACATTTTGAAGAAAAATTACCATTAGATGTAACACCTATTCAATTTTTAAAGAATATAGTACCAAAAGATTTAATAGAATCTGATAGAGAGAAAACTGTCAGAGCATATTTAGGGAAAGTTAAATTAGAAGGTGATGCACACAATAAATTAATTAGGGAATTAAGCGGAGGACAGAAAGCAAGAGTCGCTTTCATTAATCTCATTTTCAACAAACCACAAATCTTACTTCTTGATGAACCTACAAATCATCTTGATATTGAAACTGTTGAAGGATTAATTGAAGGATTACAAGCTTATGAAGGTGCTATTATATTAATTACACACGAACCTGAATTAATTAATGCATTAGAATCTGAATTGTGGATTATGGATGCGGAAAAAAAAGTAGTAGAAATATCTAAGAATACTTATGAAGAATATAGGCAGAAGATTTTGACTGAAATCTTTTATTAACAATATTTTCCATAAATACCCCATGATTCTGTAATTAATTTTAATAAAGTTTGTTTTAAATCATCATGAAAATTATAATTTATAATATTTTCTTTTAAATCTTTTTCGATTTTATTTTTTTTTAAGAGATAAATATTTGCTTTTATATTTTAAATATTTCTTTTCATAGTAACTTGCTAATGGTTTATTTTCTACGAGTATAATATGTTCACTAGGGTTATTAAAATTTTCATAACAAATTGTTAGAGGCTTAACCACACTTTGTTTAAAGTAGATAGTCTTAGGGACCATTCTAATATTGTTACTCAGTGTATTAATTCCATATGCAACTGGATGTTTATTTGCAACAAAGGAATAATCTTTATATTTACAAGGAAATTTTAAAATTTGTTCTTTACTATCGGTATATTCGATATAAATATATTTTGATATTTTAATTGAAGTATCTATAATCTTATATCTATTACATAAAGCTATTTCTTTTTGGTCAAAAAAATTTTTATATCCATATATTTTTTTATCATCAGATAAAAATTTATTTAATTCATTTAAAATTACAAGAATATATTTATTACTCTCTGTTAAAAAATACGCTTTATTTCTTTCTACATTTTCTACGACACTATAATCTTTCGCTAGAGGATTAGTAACTTGTGGATTGTTTTTTTGGGATATCCAAATATCCATTGCTATAATAAGAAGTATTTTACTTAAACATTCTTCAGGTATTATATTATTAAAAATATATTTATTTGTATATTCATTAGAATTTATAATACGTGTACCATTTTCAATATTATATTTAGCAATATATGGTTGAATAACTTCTTCATCAGTACTATTAGGCAAATTTTTTCTCGTACTATTAAATAGGTGCATTATTGATTGATCAATATTTTCACTCATCCAAATAAAATTAGTTGCTTTACTTTTTAAGTTTTGTATATAATTTGGTTTTTCTAAAAAAGAAGTATAATAGTCTGTTTTATCAGATATATTAATAATTTTTTCTACTGCTGATTCGCTTTCAACAAAAGATTGTAAAGATTTCATTGAATTTAATACTTCATATATATATTGACTTAGTGTGATATTACCGTTTTCAAGGTAACTTTCATATCTAGACTTATCAATCATTATAATTTTACTATAAAAATCTGGTTTTTTTTTATTATCTGGTACAAATTGTAATGCACCATTATTTTTTTTAACAGCAGCTAAACATATTTCTTCTGTTTTTTTATTATCTGGTACAAATTCTAATGCTAAACCATTATTTGTAACACTTGCTAAATATATAGATTCTGTCTTTTTATCATCTGGTACAAATATTAATGCACCATTATTTTGTTTAACAGCAGCTAAATATATTTTTTCTGTTTTTTTATTATCTGGTACAAATTCTAATGCTAAACCATTATTTGTAACACTTGCTAGACATATATCTTCTGTTTTTTTATCATCTGGTACATATTCTAATGCTAAACCATTATTTTTAACACTTGCTAGACATAATTCTTCTGTTTTTTTATCATCTGATACAGATTTTAATTCTAAGCCATTAAATACAACAATGTTTAGATGATTTTCAATTACTTTCTTTGATTCTTCTGACATTTGTGATAAAAGATAGATTACATATTCTTTCCTAGGGTTTATCTTGAGTGTTAATTCATTTAATCTAGGTGCCAATCTATTAATTAAAGATTTTATGATATTAAAGTTTAAATTTTCTTTTATTTTAAAAAAAAAATTTTCAGATTGTTTTTCATTAGTAAGTTCCGTAGTAAATAATTCAACAACTAAATTATCTAGTTCTTTTTTAATTGCATCATTTTCAAATTCTTTATAAATTAATAAATTTTGTTTGATAATTTTTGGTAATGTTTCAACTACTTCTTCTTCTTTCATATTTTCACTAGCCATTATTTGGCTAATGGTGTCTTTAGATTTATTAAACCGTTTTTCATAATTAATCAAATCATCTATTAAATAATTGAAAAATAATTTAGGATGTTTAGATGGTTGTTTTTCTTGTTTTAAAATACGGTCTTTAATTACAGTTATTATATTGGTCATTATATATATATATAATATATTACATAAAACTATATTAAAAATTTTTTTAATCGTTAATTAAAGATTATTTTTATGTATAAATTAATGAGAATATTATTTTATTCTAAAACTTGTGATTTTTGTATGAAATTAATAGAGTATATTAACAAAAATAACTTAAATGAATATTTTAAT